CAACAAATCCTACGAAGGCGAAATTACCCTTTTGCAATCCGAAGTAGAGGCACTTACAATTTCAGCCTTGGCAGCGGGTGGCGATGACATTACCGACCTGTCCGAAATGAATATCATAATCAATTACGCTCCCAAAAACGGTGCATTAACTGTCGATATTCTGCTAAACGTTGCCTTTACCGAAATGGAAAAAGGAATGAGCCAAAACGACAAATTCTCTGAAATTTCATTGCCTTTCATTGCCCTTGGCATCAAAAAAGGTGTGTAATTTAAACCAAGTTTAATAACAATTTAATAAAAGACAAATACAATGACCGAACAGGAAATTAACATTGCAAAACAAAAACACGGTACGGTTTTTCATCTTATTGTCGAAGACAAAGAGGCTTTACTTAGAAAGCCGACCCGTAAAGATTTACAACATGCAACTGCCGTTTCAAATGGTGATGCTTTTGCTTTCAACGAAGCTATTTTAAATGATTGTTGGATTTCGGGAGACGAAGAGATTAAAACAGACGATGATTATTTTCTCGCAGCCTCTGGGCAGTTAGATAAAATCATTCAGATTAAACAAGCTGAGATAAAAAAGCTTTAACGCTTGCAGAGCAAACGGCTGCAAGCGATACGATAGGGTATTTTAATACTATGCTTAGGTATTATGGTGTAGCGGCTAATCCAGAGGTGTTAAGTGATAATGAATGGGCTTTGCGTATTATTCATTTGAAAAACATCAGAGAGAAAGAAGCGAAAAGCAGTAGTTTTTGATGCTGAAATTCAGTCCCCATAAAAATCCATCGGTTTTTTATTGTGTTTACTAAGTTGTTTTAAAAAAACATGAACAAGAAAACCTATAACAATTAAGATAAATAATGCCATGACTATTTTTTCATATTTACAAAGCGATAAAAAAGCAGTGCTAAACCAAAGAATAATAATAGCAATGCCAACTTAGGTAGGCTATCTAAGAAATCTAAAAAATCAAAAAACAAGTCATTTAATATCATTTTTTTAATATGTTTTTTTTGAAAATTAACTAAGGATAGCGCTGAATATTAAATAGAGTAAAAACAACCAAAAGGCTAATTTTAATAGTAACCACAATAAATTTAAAAAATGTTCCATGGCAAAAGCATTTGAATATATTTTTAACTTAAAAGACAACTTCACTAATAAGCTGAATAGCATTAGTGGTGCATCTTCACGTGTATTTGCTAATTTAACGAACAAAAATAATGCCTTTATTCAAAAAAATGACAAGGTTGGTACATCTATTTCTGGTATTCAGAGTAAATTAAATCAATTAAAGACTAATAGAGAAATATCTATATCAGATAAAGAAATAAGGCAAGCGAATATTGAAATACGCAAACTAGAACGAGAGCTTAAAAGGCTTGATAACTTACCACCTAATGGTTTTATTGGTGGTTTGCGTGATTTAAATGGTTTTATTGGAAACATAGGCGGAGCAGCTATGGGAGCAGGTGCAGCTTTTGCAGCTTGGGAGGGCATTAAATCGGTTGCTAATTTAGGTATGGACATGGAACAAACTCAAATTTCTTTTGAAGTGATGTTAGGTTCTATGGACAAATCTAAAAAAATGATTGCCGACCTTGACAACTTTGCAAATGTAACGCCTTTTGATAATGCGGAGCTGTATGAAAATGCAAAACTGCTTATGAATTTTGGTATCGAAGGCAAAAAGATTATTCCTACACTACAAATGTTGGGAGATGTTTCGGGTGGTAACAAAGAAAAATTACATTCGTTAAGTTTGGCTTATGCTCAAGTGCAAAGTGCAGGCAAATTAACTGGTGGCGACTTATTGCAAATGACTAATGCGGGTTTTAACCCATTGTTTGAAATTTATAAGAAAACAGGAAAATCAATGACTAAGCTTCGCGATGAAATGAGCAAAGGGCTAATTTCATTTGAACAAATAGAAGACGTTTTCAAATCAGCAACATCTGAAGGTGGAAGATTCCATAATATGATGAACAAACAATCGGAGACTGCACGTGGAAAACTTTCTACGCTACTTGGTACTATAAAAACAAAGGCTACAAACGTTGGTATGGCATTGATACCCACATTTACCAAGCTTATTGATTTTGCTATGGAATTAGTAAAAGCAATTGAAAGTCTTTACCATTGGTATAAAAAGTATGCTAGTATTATAAATGTCGTTGTTAGTGCTGTTTTTATTGCAGTTGCAGCTTACAAAAGTTATATTTTGATTGTTGGAGCGGTTAAAGCAATTACAATAGCATGGGCGGGTGCTCAAAAGATATTAAATGTTGTAATGGCTCTTAATCCTATCGGGTTAATTATTGCGGGCATTGCTTTATTAATAGCTGCTATTACTTATGTAATTATGAAAACAGACGGTTGGGCTAAACAATGGACTAATTTCAAAAATATGTTTGTTGCATCGCTCGACATTATGAACTCTTATTTTGCTATAATTTGGCGAAATTTGGTTATGGAATTTGGGAACGCTGCCGACGGTATTGTTTTGACTTGGAAAAAAGCGCAAAATGCTATTGGGCTTATTTCTGATACAGAGCTTGCAAACGAAAAAATACGAATTAATGCTCAAATGCAAGCTCGTGAAGATGCTATTAGAAAGGCTGAAATAGCAAATATGCAGGCTAAAAAAGACTTTAATCAGGCAAACAAATGGGAGTTAACTTGGAATAAAAATGCAAATTTCAAAAAGGTAAAAGATAAAATTTCGCAATCGTTAGGTATTGATACAAAAACCGATGAAAATACTGTAAATAATGAAGATACAAACATTACAAATACAGCAAACGACATCACCTCCGGTGGTTCTAAACAAACAAACATTACCATCAACCTTGGCAAGCTCCATGACAACATCAACATTTACTCTCAAAACGTAAAAGAAGGCATCAACGATATGCAAGAACAAATCGAAACTGCCCTTTTGCGAGTTCTTAACTCTACTAACTCATTAGCCACAAACTAACAATTCGTAATTCGTAATTCGTAATTCTTAATTATGTCCCAAAGCGCAATCATTAACATATCCGAATTTTTAAGTTACCGTGGCTTACCGTTTCCGCTTTTGCCATTGCCTCGCATCAGCGACCAGTCGGGCGTTACCATCAATTTCGATACGCAAACGCCCACTACTAAAAAACAATACGGCTACACCGATCTGCTCGGTCGCCCTATTTTTCAGCCTGTAAAACTAGATAACTTGCTTTTGCAAAATGCTGTAATAACAGTTTCGGTACAAAAAAACATAGTATCCACTGCCGTAAATGGATTAAATGGAACTATCAAAGAACTGGTAAACACACAAGATTACAAAATAAACATCAAAGGTGTTTTTATCAATAGCACAAACCAGTACCCAACGGACAAACTCGAACAGCTTAAAAAACTATTTGAGAAACAAACAAAGCTAAAAATAGAAAATGAAATATGTCAAACGCTTGGCATCGACTACATAGTAATCGAAAGTCTGAACATTCCAAACACAGGCAAAACAAACCTGTTAGCTTACGAAATAAGCGCACTCTCTGACTTCGATTACACACTCGAACTCGAATAAAAAAACTAAACGAACTTTGACAAAGTTTCAAACTTTGGCAAAGTTGAAATTTTAAAAACATTAATCGTTTATCGTTAAACATTAAACATTAAGAAAACATGCTCGAATTAAAAGCAAACATAAAAATAGCAAAATTTCAATTTACTCAAATAGTAAATGTAGAAATTAACAAATCTACACTTCTATTGAGCAATACGGCTATTATTGAGTTGCCTTTAACCGCAGTGCTAGAAAACAAAGAAATTCTTTCGCTCGAAAAATCAATCAAACGTGGCGACAGCGTTACTATTCAATTAGGTTACAACGACAAATTAGAAAATGAATTTACCGGATACGTAACCAAACTAACAGCACAAACAACACTCAAAATTGAGTGCGAGGATTTCATGTTTACGCTTCGCAAACCCTTAGCAAACAAAGGTTTTTCAAAAACATCGCTAAAAGAAATCATTGCTTACATTACGAGCATCGAAACCAACGCAAACAACATTGATTTTGTCATCGACAATTTCATTATCAAAAATACAACAGCTATCCAGGCACTCGAAAAACTCAAAACCGATTATGGTTTAACTATTTTCATTGATGCCGATAACAAAATCTATGTAGGGCTGGCTTACTTATATACTGTTACCACACGCAAATACAACTTAAACAAGAATATAGTACAGTCAGACCTTACATTCAAAACTGCCGAAGATACTAAGATTAAAATAAAAGCTATTTCGGTACAAAAAGACAACTCACGACTCGAAAAGGAAGTGGGCGACACCGATGGCGAACTTCGTACACTCTATTTCCGTGGCATTTCCAACGCAACGGAATTAGAAAAACTAGCCACCGAAGAGATGAAAAAATACAAATACGATGGCTATGATGGCAAAATAACCAGCTTTGGGCTACCCTTTGCTCAAATCGGCGACCTTGCTTATATTATCGACGAAAACTACCCACAACGTGAGGGTACGTACTATATCGAAAGTGTAAAAACAACCTTTGGGCAAAGTGGTTTTCGCCGCGAGCTCGAATTAGGCATTAAGTTATGAGCCGTAACAAAGAGCAAATCATAAAACACTTGAGAGGCTTAAACCCTCAAGCTACGCAAACAATCGCTGCAATAGTTAATGCGTGCAACGAAACTGAGCGTACCATCAATTGCACAGCCGATGGCATCGAATACACCGATGTACGATTAACTGCCATTAACGACAGCAACGAAACTTCGTGCATAGTTCCGGCAGTCGATAGTTGGGTATTGATTGCATTTATTGAAAACTCACAAACCGATGCCGTTGTAATCGCTTATTCGCAAATAGATAAAATAATTCTCAAATCCGATAAGCTCAACACAACCATCGACCTCAAAACAGGGCTGTTAAACATTGCCAACAACGACATTTCTTTAATAGATATATTCAGTTCATTTATTACCGAACTGAAAAACGCAATAATAACAACGCCATCGGGTGCAGGCTCAGTTAGCCCAACCACAATAACAAAATTAAATCAAGTTGAAACGAAATTTAAACAGCTTTTCAATTAAGCCCCTCTTAGGGGTTTGGGGTCGAAAACATAATTCCTAATTCGTAATTCCTAATTCGTAATTTTAAAAAACATGGCTCTAAACAAACAAAACCTCATTAACGACTTGAAAACATTCCTTAACCGGAACGTAAAACAGGAAGATAGAGAAAAAAGCATTACCGATTTTGCAACCGGATTAGCCGACATAATCGACAGCTACGTCCGTTCGCAAACCATAACAGTAGCGGGTATCGTAACGGCAGGCAGCCCAGCCACCCAAACCCAAACCATACCAGTAACCGCAACCATCTCATAATTAGTGTATTCGTGGCAAAAAAACTCTGTGAAACTCTGTGCAAAACTCAGTGAAACTCTGTGTTACAAAAAAAAACAATTAATAATTACAAAACATGGACATACTTTTAGACGATAACAACGACATACGCATCGAAAATGGCGACCTAGTACTTGGCGATTCTTTTCAGCAAGAAATTGAACTCATTTTGGGTAGCAATCAAGGCGAATGGAAAAACGAACCGCTCATTGGTGCAAACCTGATCGAGTTAATCAATTCCGAAGTAAGCGAGTTGGAACTCAAAAACAAAATAAGCCAAGCCTTGAAACTAGATGGTAAAACATTAAAATCAATCGAAAACGGCAAAATTATAGTCGAATAAAAAACACTCTGCGAAACTTTGCGAAACTCTGCGAGAAAAAAAACAAAACAAATGACACGCGAAGAATTTTTTAACTACATAGCCACCGAACAGGCAAACTACCCGGAACTTTCAGAACTCAATTCTACAAGTAAGGTAGGCGTATGGTATCTAATCAAATGGATATTTGCAGAAAAGTTCGTAACCGTTCAAAACTATTTCAACCTACACAAAACCGAAGTAGAAACGATTATTTCAAATTCGGCTTATGCCACACTAGGTTGGTACGTTGATAGAGCCAAAGAATTTCAACTAGACGATAATTTGATTGAGCAAAACGGTCGCTTTGTGTATCAAACCATCGACCCTACAAAGCAAATCATAAAACAGGTTGCACTGGTATCTTCAAATCGTTATTTAATTTTCAAAATAGCAAAACAAACAACCCAGCTAACAGCCTGCACGCCCGATGAAGTAACCAAATTTACGGCTTACATCAACAAAATTAAGTATCCGGGTACATTTGTTTATGTAGAAAGTAACAACCCCGATTTATTGGTTCTAAACCTCAAAATCGAATACAACGCATTATTGAATTTAGCCGATGTACAAACCATAGTAAACAATACATTAACCAACTATGTAAAAAACATTAGCTTCAATGGTCGTTTCAATTCCACAGCCGCCATCGATGAATTGCAGAAACTAAGCGAAATTTCAAACGCCTTTTTTCTACAAAGCACCGGACGCACCAGCGGGCAGTCAGTCCCCGAAGCCCAACCCTTCACCGACTACTACCAAGCCGCCGCAGGCTACATGAAAATCGAAACCCTTAACATCGAATACGTGCCTGTATAGCTATTGATACGATGACTTTAAGTCATCGTATCAATAAACAATAAACAATTAATAATTCCTAATTCTTAATTCCTAATTCCTAATTCATTATGTATAATATAGATTTCAAAATTTTCATTCAAATTCTAATCCCGAATTTGATACGCAAAACAAAACTAATAGCACTCTTAACCGTGCTGTTTTATCCGTTTGTCCTTATTTTCGACAAATTCAAAGCATTTCGCGAGTTCGCTTTATTGCAAATAAACTGCACAGGTCAAGTAATTTACTTAGAGCGGCTGCTCAACATCATTTTTGGCGATGGCATCAACGACATCACCATTACCGACGGCTCTTTTACTATTCCGTTTTTTCTTGCAAACAAAAACGAAGGCTATATTCCCATTTATGTGAATAACCGTGGCGAACTATTCGACACTATCTACTTTCGCAACAAAGTAGAGTACAACGAAGATGTGGACTTCATAGTAAACATACCCGCCACACTCTACAACTATTTGCTACAAAACAACCTACTCGACCGCTTAAAAGCAATAGTAGAACGCTACAAAATAGCAGGCAAAACCTTTATAATTAACAATTGATAATTAACAAATTAACAATTAAACTCTGCGAAACTTTGCGAATAACTCTGCGAAACTCTGCGAGAAAAAAA